AATATAAAAAGATTGCAGACTTTGAAACAACAGCACGTGGTTTCTTTTGGGTACCAGAAGAGATTAGTTTGACCAAAGACGCCAACGACTTTAAAGATGCCAGTGATGCAGTTAAGCACATCTTTACAAGTAACTTACTTCGTCAAACTGCCTTAGATAGTTTACAAGGTCGCGGCCCAAGCCAAGTTTTCGCGCCTGTTATTAGTTTACCTGAAATAGAAGCATTGGTATACAACTGGACATTCTTTGAAACAAATATTCATAGTCGCAGTTACAGTCATATTATTCGTAACATCTACAACGTACCAAAAGAAGTATTCAATACTATCCACGATACTAAAGAAATTGTTGAAATGGCATCCAGCGTAGGTAATCACTACGATTACTTGCACAGACTTAACTGCCGTAAAGAACTCAACGACAACGGTATCGCAGTCAGTGAACACGAACACATCAAGGCAATTTGGATGGCATTACATGCTAGTTACGCATTAGAAGCATTCCGCTTTATGGTATCATTTGCTACAAGTCTAGCAATGGTTGAAAACAAAATCTTTATTGGTAATGGCAACATTATTAGCTTGATTCTACAAGATGAATTGTTACACAAAGGTTGGACTGCGTTCTTGATTAATCAAGTAGTCAAGGAAGATCCTCGCTTTGCCGCTGTGAAGAAAGAATGTGAAGCTGAAGTCTATGCACTTTACATGGATGTTATACGTGAAGAAAAAGCCTGGGCAGACTATTTGTTTAAGATGGGTCCAGTTATCGGTCTTAACGCAAACATCTTAAAAGAGTTCGTTGACTACACGGCAGTTAATGCACTAAAGGAAATAGGTATTAAATATCAGAGTCCTGCACCAAAGACTACACCTATTCCTTGGTTTAACAAGCACAGTGACACCAGTAAGAAACAAACAGCATTGCAGGAAAGCGAAAGCACTAATTATGTTATCGGCGTAATGAGCGATAGCATTGATTATGATGCATTACCTGCGCTATAAGGAACGATATGAGAATCAACGAAGTAATAGCACAGATCAATGATCAGTGGTTTGAACAAGGTGGCTTTAACACATTTAAAAAGCCTGCAAAAGAACGATATGTGATCGCACAAGAACCGGGGACGATACAGACATTAGAAGGCCCTGTTAAGTATCCTGCGGGTCATTACATTATGACAGGTCCCAAAGGTGAGCAATACCCTATTACTCCTGAAAAGTTTAAAGAACTAAAAGATGATCTTGGTAATGGTGTTGCTAGTCCTAAGAAGATCATGAAGATTGCCAAACTTGCTGATCATGATGGCAGTGTTCCTACTTCATGGGGCGAGACGCTAAATTATACAGCAGGCAATGATTATATTGTCAAGCATGGTGCAGGCGATTACGGCGTAGTAAAGAAAGATATCTTTGCTCAAACATACGATACAACTGGAGCATAATATGCAGATAAGAGTAAAAGACAAAAAAGACGATGGTGAGGATTTTGGTGCCTGTGGTTGCGGTCGTAGCCCAAATGGTAAGTGTATAGGTTGGCATGGTCTAACTGAAGAACAATATCAACAAGCACTGGATGAATACGAAAAGAATTTATTTGAAGATGGAGCAGGAATATGAAAGTAGAAATTTATACCAAGGACCAGTGCCCATACTGTGTTCAAGCAAAAAACGTATTTAAAAGCAAAGGTTGGGAGTTCACAGAACATCACATCAATGCAGAAACAAGAGAAACATTGTTAGAAAATCTAACAACAAGATTGGGGGCCGCGCCACGTACTGTGCCCCAGATCTTTATCGACGATCAGGCCATTGGTGGTTATACTGATCTAGTAGCGTGGCTAAAAACTCAATAATTTAATATGTTAAAAGAAAACAAAATCGGAAAAACAATAAGCATGAAACTTAGTAGCGGCGATGAAGTCGTTGGTAAAGTTACAGGGCAAACAGCAGAAGGTCTTACTATTAGTAAGCCTGTTATTCTAGCAGCCAGCAGAGAAGGTCTACAAATGGTTCCGTTTATGATGACTGCCAGTCCCGACGGAGAATACCTGTTCAAAACACATAACATCATGTGTGTCGTTGACACTGGCGATCAAGTTGCAGACGCTTACCTTGAAAGCACAACTGGTATTAAACCAGTTCGAAACAGCAGTAGTATCATAGTCTAATATGCCAGAAGTTCACAGGTTAAATGATCCCAATGATGACGGTGCAGTCATAGAAGAAGTTATACAAAGCACTGTCTTTGCAAATAACATGTTGGTAAGTGTAGATGGCAGCCCTGTTGAAGAACACGGTATCGGCGAGCATGACAGCCCCGTTACCGCCAATGGTAGTACAACAGTGTTTATCAATGGGATTCCTGTGAACCGTCGTGGTGACGAAGATAGTTGTGGACATGTCAGAGAACAGGGCAGTCCAGATGTATTCGTGGAGTAGCGATAAATATCTAAATACATTGGATAATTATGGCCAGCCCACTAAAAATAACATTTCCCGCTAATTTACCTAAAAACGAAAAGGAACTCATCTGTATGCTACTGGCAGGCAGATTAAAAGACCTTTTCAAAGGTAGATTAGTCTGCGCTCAGCTTGCCATAGATGATTTAATAAAAGAAACTACTGGTGTTAGTGCACTGGGTTCTTTGCGTGAAGCCTTGGTCAATATGAATTCTGCAATAAATGGACTCAAAGCAGCCACAGGGTACAATGAAATATTAAACGGTGTAAACAAAGCACTGGGTCAGATCAATAATGTATTCAGCCTTGGTGGTCTATGCCCTAGTCCAGTTCGCGCCCCTAAGATACCAGACGTACTGGCACAACTTAACGCAAACTTATTTGGGCAAGCCAATAATATATTAAACGCATTGGGTAAAGCAATGAACCCAAGTATGTGCTTAGGTGGCGGTCCCGGTGGTATAGGAATTAACTGGAATAGTTTTCCCGGAGATTTGCAAAATTTAAAAAACGCTATTCAAAGATTTAAAAACGATCCTGCTGGATTTCAAAGTACGATGTCTGCATTTGAACGAAACTTAAAATCTCAGGTATCCAGTATGAATTCTGAGATCAAACGTTTGCAACAAAACCTAGCAGATCCATTGGGACTTAATAACAAACTTAATACGTCAAGATCGCTACAACGTGCCAAGAATAATACAGACGGTTACCCAGTTAAAGACGCACAGGGTATATTACATAAAAATGCACTTAGATCCATGGTCACAGCAGACGTAGAAGCTGTAATAGACAATGGCGATAAAACTGTAGTCACATATAAGACAGTGCCTATATTAAATTACTGCGGAGACATAGAAGGTTACAAAAGAGTAGCGATCACTGGCCCACTTGAGTATGCAGGCTGGGATCCTAATAATCCTGATTTGAATGCAGATACACCTACAACAAATCCAACAGCTACATACTTGAACTATGATTACTTGTTTAAAGAAGAAAACAATGTAATAAACGTTTATGATAAGACCGGCGCTATAGTATCAGATATAGACATTGCTAGGGGTAATGCATATAGGATTGGTTTTGAATTAGCTACAACAGGAATTAAATTTTATTCTGATAGTTCATATACCACTACATGGGCAGAAGGTTTTACATTTAGTAAAACACCAGAAGCAGGCGGTGAGCTGGAGATATTATATCCAGATTCATCAGTGGTATTTGAACGCGGTGATTTGGACTGGCGTGTGCTAATAGAAAATCCAACAACGCCTAACTCCTTATACTGGAAAGCAACAAATAATCAGCATGGTAATATCAATGTTGATGTTAACAGCCCAACAGAAGTACCAGAAGAAGACAGGACATATGACATCGCCATGGCAGTTAAAAAAGCCTGCCTACATTTAGTAACGGATTCCGAATCTATTCCAGGTACATCTACTTCTGTAAAGTATGATAGATTCTATGGTTCTGGTACAACTTCGCAGAGAAAATACAATGCAGTGGCTAAGGTGTTTAATAACACTGGTAATGAATTGGGTTCTATAACGGTTAATGATATCGCTGTTGATGTCTATGATACCACAACGTATAATGACGGTGCAATTAAAACCGTTGCTCAGATCAGCAATGGTGTATATCTAATATATAAACGTTATATCAGTATAGAAAATGGATTGGAAATTAGCCAAATACATTTTTATATTTCCAGTTCTAACAATGAAAATGACGCCGCAGAATGTGTTTTATTAAAATTTACAGATCCCATCACATTATTAAACTCTACCAAGCTACCATATACTGATACATATTCTTATAATGCCACAGTGACACGAAAAGATGGCAGTGGTAATTTTGTTCCAGTGACCACTCCGATAACAAACTCTGATCAGGTAAAGTTTGAATTATATAAACAGGGTGTAAGGCAATTTATTCGTTTTAATCTAACTTCTAATACAGAAGCTAACAAATTTAATACTCCCAAGAATGAATTCGTACTACAAACTGATATAGAGATTGATCCTGCTGATCTCAGTAGAACATTCATTAATTCCGATCCGGTTGAGTATAGAACATACATTTATGTAAAGACCAATGACGGTAATGGTATAGAATTAGTGCTCACACTGGCATAAATCGGTTAACCTGCATTTGACAATAAATCGCTTTTAGTATACAATTAAGCACTAGGAGTAATTCTGATGCTTAAACTAATCGCCAAATTGCTTACCAAAATTGGTAGACAACGTATTATTATGGACAGGGAAAGTAACGAACCGTATATGGAACGTTATTACATCTTTCTCAAAGACCGTACTTGGTTTCCATTTAATATCTTCTTACACAAGTTTTTAAAATCAGATCCAGATGATGTTCATGATCATCCTTGGCCCTATGCTACATTAATTCTCAAAGGTGGATATTATGAATGGATTCCTCAGTTTAACAGCAAAAATGAAAAGATCGGTGAGCTACAAGTTTGGCGAGGACCCGGCAGTTTTCGTGTATGCGGCGCTAACAGCTATCATCGTATTGAGCTTGATCCTAGCGTAGAATGTTGGACAATGTTTATGCCCGGACCACAACGACGTGAATGGGGTTTCTTAGTTAATAATAAATGGATACACAATGACGAATACATCAAACAACGTATTGCTTCAGCCACCAAGCAGTGATTGGACAGACGAACAAGTGGCTACGTTTCGTAGCTGGCTAGTAGGAATGTTACAGACAGGTCCTGTAACAGTGACATTTAATAAAAAGGATGGCACTGAACGAGTGATGACGTGCAGTCTGCAACCAGAGTTGCTACCTGTACAAGAAATTAAAGAAAGCGTCAAAGAGAAAAAAGAAAACACCAACATTATTGGTGTATATGATCTTGATGCACAGGGTTGGCGTAGTTTTACAGTTAAGAACGTTACTAACGTTACATTGAAAGTATGAAAAGATATTATTTTGCCTATGGCATGAATACTAACATTGATGAAATGTCAATGCGTTGCCCTAGTGCAATTAATCTTGGACGTTGTACACTGCAGGGCTTTGAACTAAAGTTTAGACTTCATGCTGATATTGACGCTAAGATTAACAGTGAAATGGAAGGCGTGCTTTGGGATATCACTGAAGAATGTGAACGTGCCCTGGATCGCTTAGAAGGATATCCTTATTACTATGACAAAGTTGACGTAATAGTTATTCCAGCTAGTCCTGTTAATGGAAATAGGTATATTCGTGCCATGGCTTATACTATGACCAGTAAAGGTGTAGAGGAAGCACCTAGCGTTGGTTACGAACAATGTTTAATCGAAGGCTATACAGCAAATGGATTAGATGTTGATAAGTTGACAAAGAAAATTGATTCTATTATAATTGCGTAATGTATAAACAAGACAACATTCATCAAGTATTATCAGATTATAATATAAAGATTATCAAACAAAGAATGGAGCGTAGGCACAGGCATAGGTCTTATTCTGTAATGAATACATTACATGCATACGATCAATACGATCCTTTATCGTTTGAAGAAGAGATCGTTCCTATGATCACTGCTGAGTTGCCGGAAAAAGAATTCATGGCAATGGCAGATGCATTATGTGAAATGAGAGACTTGATGCGTGATCCAGAAACAGCTAAGTTGTTAATGGAAGCACGTTTTATAAATAGATTAAAAGGCAACGGATAAAATGGCACAGCATACACATTATTGGAGTTGTAGCAAATTTGCAGACTGGCTTCGTGGCACTAAAAAACTTAGTGTGGGCACCAGCGAAGAATGGGACGACTGGACAACAGCCGCACAAATGAAACACAACTTCCGCTACTGGCTAGCCGAAGAAGGACTGAGCCATTTACAAGATTTTGTCACTTGGCCCGTTAGAAAGTTATATGATGTTAAGTACTATATTAATAACCGTTGGGTTACTGGCAGTCATTGTCTTACTGCTCACCCTAGGGACATTAAACCGGGACAGTGGCGGGACGTGGGCGACAGGTTCCTTCCATGCCTCTTCAATGAACTCGTTGACTTTGTTGAAATAGAAACAGCATGGATGCAGATCGCTTGGAACAGCGAAGAACGTCACAAGTACAATCCTCCATTCTGGGCAAGTGGTTGGTTCCGTTGGAGAACCTGGCGTTGTCCACAAGCCGGGCTTGACAATCTCAAATGGCAAAGTGAATTAATTCACAATGAAGAATATTGCAAGGATCAACCTTACTACATGAAGCCTACTCCGCAGGCAGTAAAAGCACAAGAGATTTTAGACTTGTATACATGGTGGACTGAGACATATCGCAATCGTCCTGATCCCTATGAAGCCAGTGGTTTCTCAGCGGCCTGTGATGCACAGCGAGAAGCTAATGGTGGCAAGTTTAATTGGAGTGGTAGAGAAAAGAATCCTGCAATTAAAAAGCAAATGGATAAGGCACATAAACTTCTACAAAAAATTGAAATAGCCTATGAAAAAGAAGATGAAGCTATGATGATTAGACTTATCAAGGTACGACATGGTCTGTGGACATAACTGCGAAGCTACTAAACATTATTCTGAACAATACGATGCATACTATTGTCACGAGTGTAATGTATGGCTGGAAAGTAGATGTAACGATCCTGAATGTGAGTTTTGCCCCAGTAGACCAGAATATCCTGTAAACGAATCCGGAGCCTGAGACGTTAAATATATAACAAGGAAACGATTATGAAAAAATTATTCATTGCTTTAGCATTGGCTTGTGCAACATTACCTGCACTGGCACAACATCATGGACATGGGTATAGACATCACGGACATGGGCACTGGGCTCGAGCTCATAATGGTTGGACTTGGGTTGTCCCCGCTGTGATTGGCGGAGCCATAGTATATGGTGCAACTCGTCCAGATCCAGTTATTGTACAGCAACCAGTTATCGTACAACCTCCCATGCAAATTCCCCAGGCGCAGAATTGCACACCCTGGACAGAAACACAGCATTCAGATGGTACGATCACTAGAACAAGGACATGTACACAGTGAGTGACGTTATTTTAGTATTGTTGGTCATAGCATTGCATGGTTATTGGATATATAAAGTTGCAACCTATAACTGGGATAACTTTGATGAAGATAGCAAAGACGATGACTTTTTAAAACCATACGACGTGTAATATCGTTGTAACACTAGTTTTATTAAATACTGTATCGCTGGTTGGTGGCGTACAATAGGATAAATGACCAATACTAAGGGCTTATAATGAGCCCTTTTTTATGACTAAATAGAATAACAGTATAAACTGTTTAATCTAGGAGGTAGGCTATGAGACAAAAGAAACTTTTAAAAGAGTTGTACAAGGCTTGCTTCGACCACGACGCAGAAAAGATCGCTGAACTTAAAAAACTAGAGTTCGCTAAAATCGCAAAACGCCGAGCCGAAGGTAGACCATTTACTAATCGTTGGACAGTGGTTCAGTTGTAATATTACTGCAATATTACACA